CTACAACCGGTCGTCCACCACGTGCCGCGGCCACGCCGACTTGACGTCGTACACCACCATGTCGGCCACGCCCAGCGCGCGAATACGCGCGGCATCGAGTTCGCGGAACTGGCGGTGCGCCACCGCGAGCACCACCGCGTCGTACTGGCCGTGCGCAGGAGCGTCGACCAGCTTCAGGCCGGACTCGCGTTCGGCCTCGTCCGCATCGGCCCATGGATCGAACGCATCCACCCGCGCGCCCTGCCCGGCCAGCAGGCGCGCCAGGTCCAGCGCCCGGCTGTTGCGCAGGTCCGGGCAGTCCTCCTTGAACGTCACCCCCAGCACCAGCACCCGCGCGCCGCGCAGTGCCTTGCCCTTGCCGGCCAGCAGCGCGTCGACCCGCGCCACCACGTGTGCGACCACCCGGTTGTTGACCTGGCGCGCGGTGTGGATCAGGTCCGGGTGGTAACCCACGCTCTCGGACTTGTGCAGCAGGTAATACGGGTCCACGCCGATGCAGTGGCCGCCGACCATGCCCGGGCGGAACGGCAGGAAGTTCCACTTGGTACCGGCCGCTTCCAGCACGTCCAGCGTATCGATGCCGAGCCGGTCGAAGATCAGGGCCAGTTCGTTGACCAGGGCGATGTTGACGTCGCGCTGGATGTTCTCCACCACCTTGGCCGCTTCGGCCACGCGCAGCGAGGGCGCGCGCCAGGTGCCGGCGGCGATGATGCGCCGGTACAGCGCGTCCACCACCTCGGCCGCTTCCGGCGTGGAACCGGAGGTGATCTTGCGGATGTCCGGCAGGCGCCGCTGGCGGTCGCCCGGATTGATCCGCTCCGGGCTGTAGCCGCACCAGAAATCCTGGTTGAAGCGCAGGCCCGAGCCCTGCTCCAGCAACGGCACGCAGACTTCCTCGGTGGTACCGGGGTAGACGGTGGATTCGTAGATCACCAGGTCGCCGCGCTTGAGCACCCCGGCGATCAGCTGGCTGGCGCCGCGCAACGGCTCCAGGTCGGGCTGCTCCCAGGCATCGATGGGCGTGGGCACGGTGACGATGAACACGTTGCACCGGGCCAGTTCGGCGGCGTCGGCGCAATAGCGCAGGCAGCTGGCCGCCGCCAGTTCGGCGGCATCCAGCTCCAGCGTGCGGTCATGGCCCTGGCGGAGTTCGGCCACGCGCCCGGCGTCGATATCGTAGCCAAGCGTGTCCAGCGTCCGCCCGAACTCGACCGCCAGCGGCAGGCCGACATAGCCCAGGCCAATGACGGCGATGCGCGGCGCACTGGCTGCGGAAATGTCGGCGCTCATCCCATCCCTCGAGGTTGCATGGCTGGTGCCCGGAGCCGGAATCGAACCGGCATGGGGTTGCCCCCGGCGGATTTTAAGTCCTGTCATGAACCTAAGTGTATCAAGGCTTTCAAGGCATTCTCCGTTCCGCAAAAGCTACAAAATCAACGCCGTGTATCGCTGGAATTGCAATGGCCTCTGCTCGGATTGCGGAACGATTTTCGGGCCTTGCTGCCGGGCAGTCGGCCGACGCCGCGCCGGAGCGTCAGGCTTCCCCTACGCCGGCAGCGGCGTCTGCAGCATGAACTGGAAGCGGCCGGCGGCGTTCATGCCGATGGAGACCAGCTCCTGGGTGTACCCGGTCGCCAGCACATGCTCGTCCGCGAAGCGTTCGCGCTGGTAGCGGACGCACAGGCTGCCGTCGCGCATGTAGGCCAGCACAACGTCGCCGGCGGACAGCAGGGCCGGCCGCTTCTCGTCCAGCCCCAGACGCGGCGTGCGCCCGCCAGGGAAGCTGGTGAAGGTCATCGCGTTGGCGAGGGTATCCCACCACCAGAGCCACGCCACGCCAGCCTCAACGAACGCGACGTGCGGGTTCATGGCCTGGTCGAACGCCAGCGACACCAGCGTGATCGGGCCGGGCCGGGTGAACAGCAGCGCCGGCGGTACGTCGTCGGCCTCCGCCGTCACCTGCTGGCCGTTCGACCGCAGCGTCCACAGCTTCACCTGCAGGCCGGCGTTCGGGTTCTGCAATCCGATCCCGCCCATCTCATAGTCCACCAGCGGTTCACTGCGTTTATTCACCGGCTCCGCGAACGGAGCCGGATGCGATTGGCTTGAAAGCTTGCCATCACCGGGGAGCATTACTCGCGACTCCAGATGCTCTTTATGGACAGCTTGATCGTCTCCGGGCTTGCCTTCGTCAACCGCGGAGATATTCCGAGCTGCCAAGCGAAAGGGGTGCCATTGATTTTAAGGGCGCCGATGTTGGAAAAATTCAGCTGCGTCGATGTTAGGTTGATATTGCCAACAATCTCAAACGAGTTATTGACGTAACTATCAAACGTAGCCGAAATAAGAACATTCCCGGAATCAGTACCAGATGGCAGTCCGGTTACTGGGCCAACACCCGATGACGCGCCGGTGAATGCGCTTACACGCGTATTGCTAGTACCACCTACAACGGAAAGGCCGATAGTGGTGGAATTGATCGCCTCAGCCCCGACGTTGCACGGACGAAGCGTAAGGGAGTACAGGGTCGGAGTCGGCGACGTAGTGGTGCTAAACGTCACATCGGACGTGGAGACAGAGAACTTTGTGTAATAGCGGACAATAAGCTGCTCATCCGCGCCAACAACGATAACTACGGGACTACCACCCGAGTCCTTGAACAGAGCATGGGTCTGCAAATTGTCAGTAGGGAGATAGCTCATCCCTATTTCGGTGATATTTCCAGCAGCCGCACCTACCGCAAACGTATGCTCCGTGAAGAATATAACCTTCCCGGCATCCGCCGCCGTCCCCCAGCTAAAGGTGAATTCCGAGTCGGACCTGGTGGCGACAGCTTTCTGCGTAGTAAGCGCGACATCGGTGAATGCAGGCTCTGCTGAACCAGAGCCGACCCGGCACGAATACCCCCAACGCCGCCCGAACTGATCGCCGGACGCCGGGGTATTGGCGATGTAGTTCATTCCGGCATTGGTGATGAGGTTCTTCTGGTAATGGCGCAGCCGAGGACGGCCGTAGGCGTAGCGCTTTCCCGTGCGGTTCCTGATGCGCGTCTTTCGAGTATAAATCCCGAACTCGGCACTCACGCCAATGTTTGCTTCTATCTGATGGTTAGGCATGGATAAACCCCGTAATTTGGGCGGACAGAATTGTCGCTTCCGCGACCGTGGCAAGCGGCTCCGACCGATGCCGGAAGCCGGTTATTTCAGCGATGAGCATGACTGGCTCCGCAACGCTCCCGGACGGCGGATATCCGTGGATGAATCCAACAATTCCGGCAGAAAGAGAGGCCACCTCGATTACCGGCGGAGCCTCTTCTTCCCCCTTATGGATAAACCCAACAATTTCAGCGGCGAGCAACGCAGCCTCAACCGGCGCATCTATCGGCTTGAAGGTGTTCTTGTGGACGAACCCGATGATCTGCGCGGATAGCTGCACCACAGGTTCAATCTGCTCGAATGGGTAAAGCTTGCTGGTCAGGTAAGTCACTACCTCGCCGATGGCTCCGGTCCAGATCGCAGTGCGACCAGCAGAGTCGCGCACCTCGATGGTCAACACGAACGCGCGCGGCAGCGCCAAGCCGACCGCGGCGATGCGGTGGTTCCAGCTGAAGCTGTCGATCCACACGTCCTTGTTTTCCCTGTGCCGCACGCCGACGCCGGCGACGTTGACCGTGGCCGCGTTGGCGGGCGGGAACGCGGTCACGTTCGAGGGATAGACCGCGTTCTTTGACGCCGACATGACGTAGTTGCCATCGGCCCGATCGATCACGTCGCCGGCGGCGTCGCGGAACTCCAGCCGCAGGCCGGCGCCTGCATTGCCCGCGCTGGAGGCGCCCTGCCTTACCTGGCACTGCGCGCTGATCGGCACGCCGGGATTGACCGGGTAGCGTGACTGGCTGGAGATCACCGAGCTGCCGCCGTTGCGCTGATATACGGCCGATCGGCTCCCGGTGATGGCGTTGTTCGTCGTCACCGACCAGCCGGCGCCGGCGGCCCAGCCGGCCATGCCGTCCTCGAAGCCGGGGTTCTGGATCGGCGCGGCTTGCTCGACGTAAGCCGGCCAGGTAATGACCACCTCCGCCGTGCTGTTGTCCACGTAGATCGAGTGGCCAGGCGGCAGTGCGTCGCCGGCGATCTGCCGCGCGGTGCAGGCGCCGATGGCGTTGTGGATCTGCAACCGGCCCTCGTACAGCGCCCGCTCCGTCGCCGGCGGCAGCGTGCCGGTGACGAACAGCGGGCGCCCGGCCGCACCCTGGTCAAGGTCGGGCCGGTCGTAGATGCGCGTGACCATCAGTTGGCCCTCTGGCCGACCAGGTAGAAGCGCAGCCCACGCGCACCGGCGGTGCCGACCTGCGACACGTCCAAGTCGATCTCGTCCCCGGCGTACAGCACGGAGCCGCCAGCGGCGTACACGGCCGGCGTCGCCGCGGTGCGGGTGGACCGCTCGCCGTTATCGAAGGTCGGCCGCGTCGAGAAGATGCTGGTGCCATTCCGGCGGACGTTGACCTGCAGCGGCACGCCACTGGCCTGGGCGGTCATCACCGATCCGTAGACGCCGCCGTCGATCACCGCGTCAAGGATCAGCCCGAACGGCAGCACATAGGTGTCCTTGCCGCCCGTGGTGATGTCGGTCGTGGACAGCGTGCTACGGTCGATCAGCTCGATCACGACCCGCGAGGGCGTCGCGCTGGAGCGCAGCAGGTCGCCCGACGACACCCAGGCATCGGAGTCAGGCGCGTAGCAGGTGGCGCTGATAGTGCAGCCACGGCCGCGCGTCTCGTTGGTGAAATCGACCGGCGGCAGCACTTCTCCGCCGGCCTCGATGGCGATGCGGACCTTTCCGGTTCCCAGCTGCAGGGTCGAGAAGAACTGCCCGGGCTTCCAGTCCGTCTCGCCGCCAGTGTTGGCCCGGATCGTCAGGGTCACGTCGTCGGCCGAGCTGATGACGATCAGCGTGTTGTGGTGCTCGGCGCCGATGATGGTGTCGCCGGTGATGTTGGTGATGATCTCCGGCGCAACGGTGTAGATGGGCGTCTGGCCGATCCACGGGCGGGCGTAGCCGCGCAGCACGGTGAAACCCCGGATGCCCTCGGCCGGCGGCTCGGGGAAGCGGATCACCGGCGGCGCCGTGTCGGTAGCCGGCACGATGGTGTAGGCGTCCGGCTTCACGACCAGGTAGTCGGCCGCGCCGGCGGTGGCCTCCGCTGCGGTGTCGTAGAACAGCGTATCGAACACGTCCGCGCCGTCGAGCGGGAAGTCCGTAGACTCGCCGTCGCCCTCCCAGGACCAGACTTTCGGCGTTACGCCGGTGGTGCCGCCGCCGCCTTGGATCTGCTCGATCAGCAGCAGCACGGAGCGCAGATTCATCGCGTCCATGCTCGCCTTGGCATCGCCCACGTTGATGATGCGGCTGCCCTTGGCGTCCCAGACAAACTCGCCGCTGTCCGGGTCGAGGATCACGACCATGGAGCTGTCGGCCAGCTGCTGCAGCTGCATCACACGGTAGTCGAAGGCGTTCTCGTGGATCTCCGGCAGGAACGCGCCCTGGTTGGTGATGTCCGTGGGCTGGTCCAGCGGGACCGTGCGAAGAATTCGGACCTTCAGCCCGGCAGCCGGCGCGACCGCGAACTGGATGGACGTGCCGGCGGTGCCGAGCCCGCGCGTGGTGTACTGGCTTTTCGGCACGACGGCGTAGGTATCGCCGACACCGAACAGCACCGCGATGTGCGCGTCCTGGAATGCCCGTGGTCCGTTGAACTTGGTGGTGGCTCCGTTGGCAAGGTAGTCCTTGCGCCGGTCGTCGGCGTTGATGGTCATTCGGCTTTTTCTCCGGGCATGAAAAAGCCCGCGCGAGGCGGGCTGTGAAATGAAAAGCCCCGCCGAAGCGGGGCATATCAAAATTTACTGCGAGTGCTTCCAGCCGGGATCGGCTACAACTTCTTCAGATTTTGGTCTCGGAACAACTTTTTCGACTACCCGTTCAGAGTACCCAGCGGCTCGAAGCCGGTCCCGCCGCTCCTCTTGTACTTCTTCGGCTATTTCGTCCCACGGCCGTCCAACCCCATGTAGCGCGGCTCGCCGAATGCCATTCAGTTTCTCAACCTGCTTGCTATCCAGCCCTTCAGTTTGCGCGCGCCACTGGAAGTCGAAATCTCTCTTATGCTGGACATATGCAAACACCCCATATGCAAAGGCCAACACAACGATGAATCCTCCACCCCATTTCAGCGCAGTGCTACCCAGCAAGCAGGCCGCATAGACAATGCAACTGAAAGCTACAGGAACCCCGACGACCAACAAACCAAGCATTACCCTACTGTAGAACTCTAGGCCATTCTCTATGGCACTCCAAAGGGCCACTACCAAAACCCCGGCAACCCAGAAGCAGCTGGCTGCAGCTACCGCCCTGCGCCAGCCGGATGTCATTACCCATCGATGAATGGCGCCCACCAAGTTGGCCGACTCCATAAATGCCCCCCTTTTCTGCCATGAATCGCAACGATAGCGACGGCTCGCGCCGTCGTCACCTGTAGCCATTTCACGCTTCGCCGGCAGCCGTACGTACATCCGGCGCTCGCTCCGGCAGTCCTTCACCGGGCTCCCACCAGAAGCCCTGCCCCCATTCCTTCTGGGCCTTCCGGCGCATCCGGCGCAGGTAGCCCGGGGACAGCTGCTCCTGCAGCTCGTGCAGCAGCATGTGGTCCACCGCCGCGCGCAGGTACCACAGGTTCACGAACGGCATGTTCCCTTTCGTGAAGCGCAGCACCTCGGCGCCGAAGTTGCGCCGTGCATCGTCGGCCTTGCCCTCGTCGGCCAGCACCCAGCCGGCGCCCTTGCGCGCGATGTTGAAGGCGTCCATCACGTTGCCGAACACCGGCCCGAGCAGGCTGGTCCAGTTGGCTTGGCCGCCGCGCGCTTCGCCGCCCATGCCGGTGTAGAGGATGTCGCCGAACACGCCCAGGCCGCCACCCTGCGCCGCCGCCGCTGCCCAGAACTTGCCAGTGGTCATGTCGCGCGGGTCCTTGCCCTGCACGATGTCCTTCAGCTGCATGGACACCGCGCCGAACAACTGCAGGCTGGCCATCATCGCCACGCTGTAGGCCACCTTGCCCTGGGCGGTGGGGATGTTGCGCAGCCGGCGCAGGTGCTTGTCGACGATGGCCATGGGGAAGGACTTGAACAGCATCAGCGACCGCAGCATCTCGCCGCCGAAGGTGCCGGCCTTGGTCCCCTGCTGGATGGTCGCGCGGGTGGTCAGGTCCGGCGCCAGCACCGCCGTGCGGGCCTCGCTGTCGATGTAGCCCAGCAGGCGCGCGGTCGCCCGGTTCAGGTCAGCCTCCGACACTCCCTCGATGGCGCGGATGCCGTTCTTCGTCAGCATGCCGTCCTGCGCCTCGGCCATCTGCCAGATCTTCCAGTCCGCTTCGGTGACGCCGGCCGACTCCAGCCGGCGGCGGCCGAACTCGTCCAGCGCGCCCCAGTCCGTCTTCCGGTGCCTCTCCAGCGCCCGGGAAAGCGTCAGCGCGAAGCCGCGCCGCAGGCCGTTGGTCCACCCTTCCACCAGCGTCAGCTTCATCGTGGTGTTGGCCAGCTTCGCGGTCCAGCCCTGCGCCAAGTTGCTCTGGTGCCAGCGCGCCATCTCCCCGGCGATCTCATCCATGCCCAGCGCCAGGTCCTCGGCGGTCGCCTTGGCGTGCTTGCCGAAACCGCGGAACAGCGACTTCATGCCCTCGCCCAGCGGAATGCCGGCCGACTTGCCCACCAGCACCTGCAGCGGCGCGTCCGTGAAGGACGACAGCAGCACGCCCTGCAGCTTGGTGGCGGTGGTGAAGTTGCGCATGCCCTGGAAGAAGCGGGCCATGCCTGCGCTCACCGGCTGGGCGGTCGCACCGGTCAACGTGTCCCAGGTCATGTCGAGGGTGGCCAGCTCGTGCCACGCCGCACGCGCGCCGGTCAGGTTGTCCAGCTTCTCGGCGGTGTCCTTCAGCAGCCGGTAGGTGGTGTTCGGGTTGGCGCCGAATTCCTCCATCAGCCCGATGTTCTTGGACATGCCGCCCACGTGGCCGCTGATCGACTCCAGCAGCGAGCCGCGGCCGAAGCTGTCCACGTAGTCCAGATGGGCGTCGGCATCCTTGAAATGCAGCACGCGGTGGGCGTCATCGAAGCGGCTGGCGCGCGACCCCTGCCCGGCCACGCCGGGGACCATCTTGTTCCGGCCCTCGGTGCTGATCGTGTCGTAGGCACCGTCCAGCAGCTTCAGCACCTCGGCATCGCCCATCGGCGCGCCGTCCTCGGTCACATACCGCTCGCGCTTCAGGCGCGGGAACACGAAGTCGATCCACGCCTGCTTCCCCGCGCGAGCCACGCGGCCCACGTCGTGGGGCTGCGGAAGGTAGCCATAGTCCAGCTGCCCGATGTCGGTGCCGGCGGCGTTCGAGCGCAGCCGCATGTCCTCCATCGCAGCCAGGTAGGCCTGCGCGGCCTTGGCCATGACTGGGTTGCTGATGTCGCCATCCATGACCGCGCGCGCGAAGGCGCGTACGTTGGCGGGATCATCCATCAGCCCGAAGAACTGCGGCTCGACGGCGTGCACCGCGTCGGCGATCTCGGCCATGTACTCGTTGCGGACGCCGCCCACGTAGTCGTCAGCGGTGCGCATGCGCTCGAACAGCGCGGCGTGGTGCGGGTTCTTCACGCCCTGGGCCTTCAGCTGCGCGGCGCGCGCCTCCATTCGCTGGACCTCGCGCACCTGCGCCACCAGCCGGGAGGCCTTGCGGCCCGCGGCCTTCTGGGCGTCGGCCAGTGCTTCGGCCTGGGCGGCTTCGGCGGCGCGCTGCATCCGCTGCTCACGGGACATGCCGCCCCAGCCCTTCTCGGTCCTGGCCAGCTGCCGCAGGTGGCGCATCAGGTCCGCCTCCACCTTCGCCACCATGGCCGCGCTCGGTGCCCGGCCGATGGCCGCGGCGACTTCTTCAATGCATGCGGGTTGCATCATCCCCTCCGGAGGAAGCAGCTCACGGCTGCGTTGTAGGCTTCGGCGTCGGTCGACGCCTGGTTCAGTTCGGCCTCGATGGCGGCCACCTCGTCGGCCAGGCTGCGGTAAGTGGTGCCCCCGTCCTCGCCGACGTTGACCACGGCGTCAGGCATCTCGGCGGCCGCCTGGCGCGCGGCGTCCACCGCGCCGCCCTGACGGGGTTCACTGGCGGCGGCCGACTGTCGTGGTAGGCTTCGCTCCGAAGCACCCCGGCCGACCTGCAGAAATTCGGCTGCTGCGTGAGCCGGCTCCGGCTGGCGATGAGGATGAGGGTTCTGCCGCCCCTCCGGCCGGGTTGCTTCGATCTCCTGGGCTTTCGCCCGCGCCTTGGTCACCGCGCTCTCGCGCACCGTCATCGACGTGACCACATCCACGCCCTTCCCGTTCGCCGCGATCTCCACCACGGACACGCCGTCCTTGCCGCGCGTGGAGCCGCTGGGCGCGTCACCCAGCACCAGCCAGGCCCGCTTCGGGTTGTTGGGGTTTGGCAGCACCTCGTCGGCGCGCAGCGTGCCCTCCTGCAGCCGCTCGATCATCGGCCGGGCAATGTCCGGCCGGCTGTCGTGGATGTGCTTCAGGGCACGCGCGGACACACGCACGTCGCGCAGGCCGTCGTGGAAGTCCGGAAGGTACTGCGCCAGGCCGGCGGCGGTGTAGTCGTCCATGCGACCCACACGGAACAGCACGTCGGGCATGGGCGTCTTGTCGCCCTTGCCCAGCGGCGCCACCACGCGGTCGTAGAACGCCAGGGTCTGGTCGAAGTCGTAGGCCGTGCCCGGCGCATATGTCGGCTGGCCGGCGGTGTCGACTTCCGCAGTGCGGCCTGTGCGCTCGGCGAACACCTCAAACGGCTCCGGCTCGGGCAGTGGCTTCGGCGGCTGGGCCTGCTCGGCCACCTCCACGCCGGCGCGGCGCGCGCGCTCGTCCCAGTTTGCGATGGCCTCGCCCTTCGTCTTGCCGCGCAGGTACGGATTGGCGGCCAACTGCTCGGCGGTGATCAACCGCTCCATCGGCACGTCATCAGCCGCGCGGGCGAAGCGCCGGCCGGACGCAGGCCCGAAGTGGTGCGCGGCATAGAGCGTGTGGTGGTTCACCGGCAGGCCGGCCTGCTCCAGCATCGCGGTGTTCTGCGCGTCCAGTGCCGCGACCATCTCGGCCGACTTCGCAGGGTCGCCGCGGGCGGCCAGCAGCTCCGCATCGGACATGCCCTGCGCCCAGGCCGGCTTCTCGCTGGCCACGATCCGGCGCCAGGTGCCGGCCGTGAACTGGTCGATGCCGAAGGCCGAGGATGCCGGATTGGCCGCATCCGCCCTTCCACCCGACTCCAGCGCGTGGCGGTAGGCCGCATAGTTCGGCGCCACCGCCGCCGGCATCGCCTCCACCGGCAGCAGGAAGTCGGCCGGGCTGATGGTGTCGACCACGTTCACCGACTCGCCGCGTGCCATCTGGTCGAAGGCCTGCTCCAACGCCTGCTGGCCGCGCACCGCCGCGGCATCGTTCACCGGCGGCGCCGGCATGGCCTTGCGCTGGAAGCTATCCGCATTGCGGGCGGTCAGCACCGCGTCGCGCTGCGGCAGCGGAGCTTTGGGAGCCGCCATGTGCGCAATCAAGCCGAATGCCGCACCTGTCACCAGATCGACACTGCGCGCCTCCACGTCCGCCGGGTTGAACGCCTCAGCCTGCTTGTCGTTGCCGGCCGCCTTCAGCGCCGCGTACTGCGCGCCGGAGGATGCAGCGCCAAGGGCAAGGTTCGCGCCGGCGCCGGTGGCCAGCCGCTGCGCCAGCGTGGTGCCGAACGCCGCCGGCAGTTTGAAGCCGGCCAGCGTGGACACCGCGCCGATGGTGCCCACAGCTGCCGCGGTGCCAGGCGCCACGCCCTCCTTCACCAGCGCCGCCGGGCGCTCTAGGCCTTCGGTTGCCGCCAGCAAGGCGGGGTTACCGCCGGCCGCCGCCAGCGGCAGCGCGATTTCGGCCAGGCCGCCCAGCACCCGGCCGGCCGTGCCGGTCTCGGTGGCGTTGGGCGCCCAGTAGTCCACGGCCGCCTGACCGGTGTCCTCCACCACGCTCTGGAAGTAGCGGTCCTGCATCGCCGTCGTGGCGCCGCGCCGCGGATTGGCGATGCCCTGCTTTTCGAGGAAGTCGGCCACGTCGTCGGTGGCGAAGGAGGACAGGTAGCTGTCCGTGGCGATGGGCGCCGCCGCGCCGGCTACCGATAGCGCCGTGCCCGCGCGCGCGCCGCCGCGCAGCACCCCGCGGCCGACCGCGGCGCCGAGCCCTTCGAAGAAGCCCGACTTCACCGTGGACAGGTCCAACGGGCTCAGCGCCGCCTGCTCGTCCAGCACACGCCGGCCCTGCGGATCGAGATCGAAAACGCTCATCGGCCGCTCCCGGTGATGGTGATGGTCAGGGGCTTGCCGTCCTTGCCGGTCAGGAACTCACGCCCGCGGGTAACGTAGAAGGTGCGTTCCCCGATCTGGCGCAGCCCGTAGGCGCCGAAGTTGTTGGCCACGCTGTCCGGCAGCTGCGCGGCGCGCGCGGCCTGGGTGAAGGCGGTCTCCGCCTCGTCCTCGAAGTCGTCGGCGCTCATGCCCCACGGCGCCAGCACCTCGCCGTTGCCGTTCACGTCGGCAACCTCGCCCAGCGCCGCGGTGATAGCGCGCTGCAGGCGCTTCGGGTCAACCTCCCCGGAATGGTCGCCCTCGGCCGAGGACTGGCCGGTGTAGTAGGCGCGCACGGCCTGCATGGCCACGTCCGCGGCGCCAGGCCGGCCGGAGAACAGCGTGCCGGTGGCGCTGGTGAACGCCTCGCGGAAGTCCCGCTCAGGCGGCAGCGGGAACTTGTTGTCCCCCTTGCCCTGCAGCAGGCGGTTCCCTTCGAGCATGGTGGTCGCCACGTCGCGCGCGCCGGCCGTCACGTTCGCGGCGAAGGTGTTCTTCTGCAGCGTGACCGCGGCGCGCTCCTTCGCCGACAGCATGCCAGCGTAGGCTGTCACCGGACTCCCTGGCGCCAGTTGGCCCATCATCGCGCTGAACAGATCGTCATTGGGGGTTGTCGCTCGCAACTGCGCCAGCAACTCTGCCTGCTTCGATGCTGTCATGTCCCCAAGACTTTCGGAGAGAGCCTTCACCTCTTGCGGCAAGAGGACAGCCATCGGTACCTGTTGGCCGTAGTGCTTGCGCATGGTGTCGATTGTTGCTGCACGCTCCAGCAGCTGCCCACCCAGACCCGTCAGCTCCGAAGGATCATCGAGGGCGCGCCAGTCCAGCGGCGTAACCGCCGCGCCCTCTCGGCTTGCCGCGAACAGAAGCGGCGTCTCCAGCAGCTGCTTTTGCCCCGCTTCGATGACCCCCTTCAGGCGGTTGAGGTTGTTCTGCTCCTGCAGGGTGCCGCCGTGGGTATTGATGCGCGCCTGCTCCTGTTGCAGGTATGCGGTTTGTACGTCCAGCGGCGAGGTCAACAGCTTCTGGGTTGCAGCTTCGGCCTGCACTGCCCCCTGAAATTCCGCCTCCATCGGAGTCCCATGAACCAGCGAGCCAAGGCGCTGCAACATCTCCACCGAGTAGGGAACACCTGCCGCCTGCTGCTTGTAGAAAGCATCCATCCCACGCTGCGCGGCGGCATCACGCTTGTCCTGCTCCCGTTGGGCCTTGGCCTCGGCACGCTCGCGCTCACGCTCTGCACGCAGCTCCAGCGCCTGCACCTTGCTCTCGACGGAGCGACTTGCAGCCACCAGATCGCCGGCCTGCATCCTGTCCCGCACAGCGTCAAGGTACTTCTGGGCTGCATAGGGGTCTTCGATCAGAATGCCCTCGGCAGTCTTGCGAAACATCTCCGACTCCCGCGCCCGGCTGTTCTGCTCGGTCACTTCACGCGGCACGCCGTCCAACTGATCGCGGCGCTCGTTCGCCGCACGCAACTCTTGCATCACGCCCAACTGGCTGGCGAAGTCACCGCCAAGCCCATGCTGCACAGCTTCATTGGTCAGGGCGAGGTTCATAGCCTCGCCCTTGGCCTTGATCGCACCCTGGACTTCCTTGTCGGCATAGACCGCCCACTGCCCTCTCACTTCGTTGCGGAAGTTACTGGCGATGCCGGCGAACTGCGCCTGCTGCGCTGGCGTCAGGCTGCTGGTGATATCCGAGATGCGGGTATCCAGCTGGCGGGTCAACTCGTCGCCCATCCCCATCGCAGCCTCGCCCCGGTACTTGGACAGGCCATCGGGGTTGCTCGGATCGCGAAGGCCCGTGAACCACTCGGAGAGCTGCGTGCGGGCGTCCATCAGGCGCGCCGTGTCGGCCTTCTCGACCTCGCGCTGGAAGAACTGCGTAGCAGCACCGCCGACCGCGCCGGCAGTGCGCGCCAGCGGCGACAGATCGACCTGGGCGGTGTTGCGGGCCTGCGGCCCCAGCTGCTGCTGCACCTGCGGGCCGGCGCTGCGCGGGATGAACTGAGCCATTACGCCCACCCTCCCATGCTGGCGCCGTTGTTGATGGTGCCCACGGTGCGCGGCCCGACCTTGGCCCTCGCCCCGCCCATGCCCCCGCCGTAGGCGCTGTAGGCCATGTTGCCGGCCTGCGCCAGGGAGCCCAGGATCGTGCCGGTGGCTTGGGCGTTGCCGCTCCAGCGCGCCAGCTGACCCTGCGTGCGGTAGTTCTGGGCCTGGGCGTTGAAGCCCCACGCCTGCCGCGCGGCGTTCATGCGGATGGTCTGCTGGTCCACCTCGCCGAACAGCGCGGTCTCGCCCATCAGCTCGGCCGGCGTGCCCAGCATCGGGTCGATGTTGTTGGCGGCGATGGCGGCGCGCTGCTGCCCGATCAGGGCGCGGGTGCGCCATGCCTGTTGCTCGGATTCGCGCGTGGCCATCGCGTTGGTGGCGTTGGCGTCGGCCTGCGCCAGGCGCGCGTTGTTCTCGGCAATCTCGGCGTTCGCCTTGCCCTCTTGCCTCTGGACGTTGGCCTGATAGGCGCCCGTCACCAAGGTGAAGGCGATTACGGCAGAAGTGGGGTCACACACGGGGGGCGCTCCGGTAGAACGGAATGAATGCCAGCCCATCCGGGCCGACGGGAACGGGGTCGATGAGGACGAAGCCTAGCCACCGCAGCCACCGCTGGGCGGCGGTGTTGCGCTGATCCACCACGTTGAACAGCAGGGCCGGGAACCGCGCCTGCATCTGCGCCACGGCCGGCGCGGCGACGCGCAGCAGTTCCTTCTGGGCCGACCAGCGCCGCAGGTCGGTCGTGCCGACCATCCACGGCGTACCGATGCCGCCCAGGATCGAGTAAGGCGTGGCACCGAACATCGCCACCGGTACGCCGCCCAGCAGCGCCGTGCATGCGTCAGCACTGCCGGCCAGCCCCCGGGTCATGGCCTCGGCCGGCGTGGTGCGGGCCACCGCCCACAGCTCGGCCACGTCCTGCGGCCGGGCGCGCGCGGCGATGGCATCGATGTGCTCGGCCTGCGCCGGCACCAGCTCAGCGCGCATCAGTCCGACACCGCAACTTTCGGCATCAGCGCCAGGATTTCCATCGGCAGCGGGTCATCGCTCAGAAGGTGGAAGTGGCCGCAGTCCTCGCCCCATCGGGCCGTCACGTTGCGCTTGAAGATGCCGGTATGCAGCCGCGTCGGCTCGTCGTAGTCCTCGAACTGCCGCTGGGCGATGGGGTCCAGCGTGTCCAGCGAGGTGCCCAGGTAGACCCCGCGCGTGTTGCGTACCTGGAGGGCGATCTCGAACGTCAGCTTCTTCATGGCGCGCAGGGCTTCGCCCGTGGCGCTGTTGATCTCCAGGGTCTCGATGTGGGCCGCATACGGCAGGCCGATCTGCACCACGCCGCCCGGCCGCGGCAGCGCGACGGCGCCGCCGACGACCTTCAGGTCGCGCTCCACGTTGCCATCCACCAGGGCGAAAACGGTCTTGCCCTCCAGGTGCCCCAGCCCCGTGAGCGTGTCGCGCTGGAGCGTCCATGCCCGCACCGGCACGTTCTGCAGCGCCGGCGGCACGCTGCCGATGCTGCGCACCTGCACGACGGTGGCGCTGATGAACTCCACGATGTGGCAGCGCACGCGCGCGTCGCCGACCTGCATCAGCAGGATGTCGCCCTCATCGCCGGCGCCCGTGAACACGGCGTCGCTGGCGGTGGCGGTCAGGTCCTCGTTCTCGGTCCAGCCGCTGCCGCTCAGGGTGATGGCGGTGTCCGAGCGATTGCGGCCGTCGTAGGTCAGCAGGCTGTCCAGGTACTTCCAGTCCAGGGGATCGTCGTAGCGCGTGGGCGCCATCTGCTCGATGTACTGCCGCACCTGCCCGTTGATCTCCCGGCGCACCAGCATGTAGGTCTGGGTCTCGTCGCGCCGCGGCAGGCAGCACACGTCCAGCACCTGGCCGTCGCCGATGGTGGCGTCCTTCAGGTCGCGGCCGGTGTCGTGGCGGTGCCAGCCGCTGATTTCATGCTCCGGCAGGTAGGTGCAGCCGACCAGCGCGCCGTCGTTGCGCGCCAGCCAGACCACCTGCCAGGGCGCGTCGGCCTTCTCGATCCAGCGGAAGCTGTAGCCCTCGACCAAGTGGTCGGCCCAGATGCTGATCTCGCCGCCGCGGAACCCGTCTTTCTCGAACTGATACGACAGGTCGCGGACCTTCTGGCCCTGCTCCTGCAGCAGGATCGCCGATTCGCCCAGGACGCGCGCCGGCACCCGGCCCACGCCGTGGTAGGACTGCGGCTTGACCCCGATGGTGCTGGGCGTCACCACGTCGTCCTGCCCGCCCGTCACCTTGAACTCGCCGCCGGTGGTCAGGATCAGCAGGCTGTCCAGCGGCACCAGGTCGCGGATGGCATTCACCTGCCGGGCGTTGATGGTGAAGGACACCGCGTCGCTGTCCACGATGGGCGAGGACCGACCGAAGTTGTTGTAGTCGCCGATGCAGGAGGCCCACACGGTCTGGGGGTCACCCGGGGAGCCGGCGAACCACAGCCGGTCGGCGTAGAACTCGACTTCGCCCGGGAAGCCGTAGCGGAACGACCAGGCACCCACGGCCCACACGTCGGTTCCGCCGACGGCGCCGGCCGCGAACTCCTTCACCTCGATGTTGTCGGTGCCGGTCGGCGGCGGCTCCAGGAAGGTGATCTTCCCGGTAGTCGCGTTGATGGTCCAACCCTGTGCCATCACTGGATCTCCGTTGCGATGCCCGTGTCGCGGCCGGGCCTGACGGTGCCGCCGCCGATGCTGCCGCCCGTGCCGCCGCCGCCCGGGTAGTACGGGTTGGACTGGACCGGGATGCCGTTGATGGTCACGGTGTAGTTGAGATACGAGCCGCTGGTGGCGCCGGTGATGGGGAACTCGGTCTGCACGCCGTCGCCGCTGAACTTCCACGGGCCGCCGACCGGCGCCGGCGCGGTGCCGACGATGCTGTCGGGGATGCGCTCGATCACGGTGGCCGTGACCGCATAGGCGCTGGTGTAGGCGGTGATCTGGGCCAGCCCGAACCCGCCGTGCACGTACTCCCATTCCACCCCGACGGCGTAGCTGTTCACCCCGTCGTCCTTCACGTCCTGCGGGCCATCGAACGCCCGGCCGCCGTCGTGGACGGGCCGCACAGCGCCGCAGACGTAATAGGGGTCGCCCTTCGAGCCGCGATTGGTCGGCACGCTCACGCAGCGGTAGACCTTCTGGTCACTGCGCCGCAGCGCGCCCAGCGGCGGATTCTTCTCGGCCTGCACCCAGGGCTTGACCGAGCGCAGCTCCTTTTCCTCGACGTACAGCAGCGAGCCCACCATTTCGGGGGTGAAGGTCGGCACGTTCGTGGTGACGGTGACGCTGCCCTCCACACCCGAGACCGCCATCAGCGCGGCCTCGTCGGTGTTGAAGGACCGGAACGGGCCGCGGCGGAAGTCGAAATCGCGCAGGACGAACGCATCGGCGGCCTGCCGGCGCAGCTCCTTCGGCGGAATCCACGGGTGCACCAGGTACAGCACGTCGGCCGACTGCGTGAACCGCACGTCGTAGATCAGCGTGCCGGTGTACGGCGTGACCACCTCCACGATCTCGCCGGCGCCGTCGCGCAGCAGCACGCCATCGACCCAGAAGCGGAAGTAGCCGTCGCCCATCTCGATCAGGTAGTTGATCTCCTGCGAGTAGATGAACGGCACGATGCGCGTGTCGCGGTCGTGGTGCTTGACCTCGCCGCGGAACATCAGGCCCGGCCGCTTCACCGCGCCGCCGGTGGGCTTGGTGATGACGTTGCGGCAGACCGCCACGCTGGTGGCGTAGCGCGCCATATCGACGCGCCCGTGCAGGCCGGGGGAAAGCTCGCCGCCAGCCAGGGTCGGTTGCAGAAGTCGCGGCATGGTCAGCCCCTGGCCGCCTGCGCGGCCGGCATGCAGGGCTCGTCGTCATGCGCGCCCTCGTTGTAGTCGTGGGCAGCGGCCTGGCTCAGGGCCAGCTGGTACAGCTGCTTCAGCCCGGTCTTGGACGTGAACCCGCGGTCGCCGATCACCGCCGGCGCTGCCTCCTCGGCCAGCTTGCAGGCCAGCGCCTCCACGAAATGGGCCGGGTAGCGGCCTGCGTCGGTGATGCGCGCGACGTAGATCAGGTACGCCTGGTCGTGGTCGCACAGAATGCTGGTGCCTTGCTCGCCGCTGGCCTGCTCGTACTCGAACCCGTACCGCAGGCGGACCGCTTCGTCGCACCACAGCGCCATCCGCCGGCACTGCCGCAGGCCATGTTCGTCGGTCGCCGCCACCACCGTGATGCAGTCCAGTGGACGGGCGTAGCGGTAGCGCCACCCCGGCAACGGCGCCTCGCTCTCCTGCGCCAGCGCCACCGCCTTCATCGCCCACGGCCACGGCCGCTCGGCCAGCACCAGGTCGCGCATCGGCTCCCACAGGCGGCCGCCGAGGCGCGCCTCCTTCGACCGCTCCGTGAAGTCGGCCACGGTCACGTCCTGGGCCAGCTTCGCCAGCGCCAGATTGAAGATGCTCACGGGCGATTGCATGGATCAGTCCTTCGCCGGGTACATGCGGTCCGCCAGCGACTTGCCCGGCGCCTCGACGCCCAGCTCCACCAGCTGGACCTCCAGGCTGCGGCGGGTCTCCCCGTCCACCTGCTCCTCGCGCACGCCGATGACCTCGCCGCGCGCGATCACGTCCAGCACCGCGCCGGCCGTCGGCATGGCCGGCAGACCCAGCTTCGCCAACTGCTCATCGGCCAGGTTGAGGCGCGTTCCCCACGGGTAGTCCGGGCGCTCCACTTCGCCGCACGGCGAGGCGCAATCGTCGTCCTCCCGCTTCTTGTCCAGCTTCATCGAAACCAGCTTCATGACGCCTCCAAAGCAGAAGGCGCCCGAAGGCGCCCTCTGCTCGTCTGGGTGGGATGGATCAGGCCGACGCGTTGCGCTCGGCCAGCTCGGCGGTGAGGGCTTCCAGCACGCCCTTGCGGGCCTTGCCGGCCTTCTCGGCTTCCAGATGGCCCGCCAGCTGCTCGACGGTCTGGCCCTTCAGGTCCGCCAGGATCTCGGGCGCGTTGCGGTCCAGGAAGGTGTTGCCCGGGGGCTGCGGCTCGGACTTGCTCGGCGCCTTCGCCGGCACGGTCTTGCCTTCGGCCTTCGCCTTGGCTTCGCGCGCGGCATCGTTCAGCGGCTCCAGCAGCCTGCCCGGCTTGCCGTGGTAGTAGACCTTTTCGCCCGGCTGCCAGTCGCGGCCATGGATGAAGTGCGGGCGCTTGGTGACCTCGTACAGCGGGCCGTCGGCCGGGATCTTCGGGAGTTCGCCGCGGACCGCGGTCTTGCGCTCCGTCGGCTTGTTGGTTGCTTCGGACATTGCGTCTCTCCGGAGAGGGTGATGGCGGCGTTACCCGCCATCACCAGGGCGGTCAGCGGCCGACGGCCGCGGCGTAGGCACGCCACAGCTGCGGGTCGCGGGTCAGGAAGGCCGACACGGTGCCGGCCGTCATCGGGCCAGTGGCGACGGTGTAGCGCATGCCCAGGTAGCGGGCGTACTCACCGGCCGGCAGCGCGACGACCGCCAGCGTGGTGCCGCCCGACAGCTGGGCCAGCGCCAGCGCGCCGGTGGCGAAATGCACCGTGCCGGCCGACAGGTTGGCGTTGGGCGAGGACTCCAGCGTGGCGGTCAGCGTCGCGGCGCCGGCCGCGGTGAAGGTGGCATCCACCTGCAGGACCAGGTAGATCGGCTCCGGGCCCCCCAGGTTCTTGACCGGGTTCTGGGCGGTGCCGGTGTCGATCACGTTGGTGGAAATGGCGGTCGCGGTGACCGCCTGCGAGTTGCTGAACTCGTTCTGTGCGTCGAGGATCATGTGGATCTCCGTTGTTGGCGGGTCCAGCCCCTTACGGGAACTGGATTTCCGCTTCGTTGGTGTAGAGCGCGTCCACGCGACGCACCGGGATGCCGTCGAACAGCGTGGCCTTGCGGCCGGCGACCTCGCCCATGGACAGCCAGACGTTGTCCTTGTTGGTGATCTGGCGGCGCAGGAAGGAGCGGACCGAGCGCGGCACGTAGAACGCCAGCTTCACGGCGTCCGGTGCGTTGACCTGCTCGACGGCCTGGACCATCAGGTCGATCAGGTCCGCGCCGGCGCTGGCGTTCTTGGTCAGGGTGGTGACATCGACGTTCGCCACGCGGACGATGTTGCGCCAGTCCTTCACGGCGATGCCGTGGTGCCACTCGAACCAGTCGCGGTAGGCCGGGAACTCGTTGCCGTCCGCGTCCTTGACCAGCTCCACGCCATAGTCCTCGTGGATCAGGCCGGCCTTGGAGCCCTTCGGGTAGATGCCGTAGGCACCTTCCTTGCCCCAGCCGATCAGCCAGATGGAGGCGTTGTCGGTGCCGGTGCCGCCGCCGTCGATCAGCTGCACGGCGTTCTCGGCCTTGGTCTCGTCCGCTTCGCTGAAGCGCGGCGCAAAGCCCAGGAACTCCTGCGGGCTCACGTCGGTGTCGCCATAGAACAGGCGGTTGGCGAAGGTCTGGTTCATCGCCGTGAAGTGGCCCATGTTCTCGCGCACGCGGAAGTCGGCCGAGTTGGGCGCCAGGTCGGCCAGTGCCTTATCGACCTTGCCCAGCGAGGTCAGCATGCCGGTCGATTCGGTCACGTCAGCATAGCGGCTCTTGCTGGCCGGGATGCCCGCATTGAGCTTGCGGTACACCGCTTCGGGCAGGCCGGTGCGAACGGCCAGGCGCTCGCCGGTGGTCTGGTTGGACTCGAACCACGGAATGTCATCGAGGATCGGGTTCTGCTCGGTCAGCAGTTCGGCCACCGGCAGCGGCGTGCCGTCACCGGTGTAGAGCTTCGAGACTTCCAGCAGGGTGGGATTGGTGTTGCCGATTACGGCCATATCGTTTCTCCAGAAATGGAAAACCCGCCGGATGGCGGGCTGTCAGGTGCGGAACTGGTGTCGATCGATCAGGTTTTCATGCCGGGATACATGCGCTCGGCGAGGGACTTGGGCGCGCTGCCGCCGTTGCCGGAGCCTCCGGCATCCATCGGGCTCTCGCCCAGGAACTCGCCGAAGTGCGCGAACGCGCGGATCAGCGCCGGATGGTTGCCCCACCCCAGCTCGTTGAACGCCTGGGTCAGCTCCGGGTCGTTGACCGACTTCACCGCGGTGGTCGCCCGAAGGATCGCGGTGTCGTACTTGTCGCCCAGCTGCGCCTTCGCGTCCTGGCCCCACTGTTCGATCTGCTGCAGGCGCTGGGCATCCATCGCCTGCTGGACCACCACCGCGTCCTGTGCGGCCATCTGGGAGTACAGGGTCACGGCCTGCTGCGCCTGCTCCTGCGTCCAGTTGTTGGCCTTGAAGAACTCGGTAGCGATGCCAAGGCGCTCGCCTTCGAGGGCGAAGCCCTCGGGCAGGTCAAACGCCCCGTACTGCTCCGGTGCACCGGCTGCGGTCTCGTCCTTGGGCGGGGCATCGTTCGCGCCCTTGCCCTCGGGGTTGTCCGCCGCGGTGTCCTTCGCGGTCCCGCCCTCACCCGTGCCCTCGGACCCGGGCTGCCCATCGGCCCCGGTGCCCTGCTGCGTCGTGGTGCTGGTGGTGTCGGTGTTGGCCGAGCCCTCGCCGGGGTTGGGGGTGCCGGTGGGCTGGGTTTCATCACTCATCGCTGCTCTCCTCGTTGGCTCGCAGCTGCGCACGCAACTGCTTCTCTTGCCGGTTCGCTTCGGCGCGCATCTGCGCCTCACGCTCCGGACAGTTCTCGCGCATCAGCTTCAGCCACCACTGGCCGGCTTCCATGCGCCCGATCAGCCGCGCCTGCGCCGGCCCGTTGTTGCTGAAGGGCGAGTCGTCCACGCCCATGCACTGCACGAACATCCACACGACCCGCCGCACGCGCTCGTCGCCCAGCACCGCGCGCACGTCCTCGCGCAGCTGCCGGCGGGCAAGCTCCTCGAATGCCTCCTCCTGGCGCTCGCGCTCCTTCTCCGCCTCGCTGCGGAACGGCCGGCTCATTGCACGCCGCCGGCAATCGCCCCGGCCAGCGCCTGCGCGGCGCTACCGTCCTGCGGCACGGCCTCGCCCGCCGTCTTGACCGCCTGCGCGCCGTCCTTCAGCGCCGGCGCCATCGCGGCCATCTGCATCAGCTGCTGCTGTTGGGCGCGCGCGGCGCGAATCTTCCCGGCTTCGTCGGCGTCGCGGATCATCGACGCCGGCCCGCCGATGGCGGCATGGAACTCATCGACCGCCTGGTCGGCATCCAGCTTGTCCAGCACCGACGGATCGCCGGTCATTTTCGCCACCGTGGCAATGAACTCGACCGAGCGCGTGATGGTGCTGGCACCGCTGGCCTTGGCCGCCTGTGCCAGGATCGAGGTGTATTCGATCTTCAGCGGGATGTCCGCCATGTCCTCGGGCGGGTCAGGGATGCGCCCGGCCCGCTCCAGCAGGCGGAACACGCGGATGATGACCGGGTCCAGCACCTCATCGGTGATGGATTCCAGCGTCGGCCCCAGCACAGCGGCCTTTTCCTCGCGGCGCTCCGCAATCTCGGTCGCGGTGCGGCCGGTCTGGTCGCCCAGCGCCGCCAGCATCATGAACAGCGGGTAGAAGAACGCCTGCTCGATGCGAGCTTCCAGCGTCTTGATTTCCTCCTGCACCTGCATCAGCGCCCGCGGGTCGGGGGTATAGACAGGCCGGGCGATGGCCTTGTCCACCTGGTCGTCCGGCAGGTAGATCCGGCCGCCCTTGCGCAGCCGGGTGCCGCCGCGGATGCGTACGTACTCCGGAACAGCTAGGGTCGGGTCGGACAGCTCCTCGATCAGCCGCAGCTTCAGGCTCTCGTTGTACTGCAGCGCCTGGATGTCGCCCAGGCAGTCCACGCCCGGCGCGGTCGAATACACGTCCTCGGCCACCGGGTTCCAGCGCGCCGCGACGAACGGCGCCTCGTAGTGCCCACCGATGGAGAGGATGCCGGCATCGCCCTCCGCGCCGCTCTCGATCCACACCACCTCGCGGTAGGGGCGGTACTGCGGCGCCTGCAGGCCGAGCGGGCCGATGCCAGGACGTGCATCAGGGTTCGGCTCGATCAGCGACTGGACCCAGAACACCGTGTCCGAGTTGCCCTGCAGCGCGTTCTTCACCGCCAGCGGTAGCTTGTCCTCGCCGTACCGCTCCTTCAGCTGCCGGGCCGTCCGGCTATACCGGCGCCACAGCGAATCGACGCGCTGCTGGTTGTCCAGGCCGATGGCGTAGGTGCCGCAGGTCAGCGGGTAGAACCGGACGACCTCGCGCTCATCCTCCAGCACCAGCATGGGCGCGGTGCCGAACATCCCATCCTCCGTGTAGACGATGGGCATGGCCTTGTAGAAGTTGCTGCTCGCCAGCGTGTCCCGAATCTGCAGCACCACCGCATCCAGCCACCGGCGCACGTCCGACCGCTGCGCCAGCACCTTGTCGGCCGTCGTGACCAAGAACCACGGCGCCGCCTTGGGCGTCATGTGCGACATCATGCCGGCCGCCATCACCCGCAGGACTTCCGTGCCCTTGCTGTTGATGATCTTGGACCGGTTGCGCTTCAGCGGCTTGCCGTCGCGCCCATCGAAGCGCCCGCGCGTCGGGTCGATGTGCTCGGACACCAGGCGCCAGTCGGGTTTCCAGTCCGTCTGCTGGTCCTGCAGCGCCTTCGCCCGGCGGCTGCTGTGCCGGCGCAGCTCGGCCGCATGCTCGTTGTTCGCCATCCGTCAGCCTCCCAGCACAGTTTTCCCGGCGGAAGGGTGCGGCGCCGTGGTCCGCTGCATAGTGGGCAGGCCCATGCTCTGTCGTACCCGTCGCGCCGCGCCGGTCATATCGCCGCTCTTCGCGCCACGGACCATCTCAAGTGCGCGCGCAAAGCCAGCGCCGCGCCCTTCAGTGGGAAGCGCCCCGTTGGGGTCGTACTTCGGATTACTCGAGCACACAGTCAGGCTCCCAGCGCCGTCTTGACCGGCACAGACGGGGCGGCTGCCACGTCGCCGGCCAGGATCGTGGACTGGCGGCCGCGGCGCAGGCGCATCCGCTGGCGTTCACGGTCGCGCTCGGCCAGCGCCGCGTCGTCAATGGATTCGGGGCCGACCTGCGGCGCCGCTGCAATCGGCTTCACCTTGGGCGCGCTGTTGCACATGCTGCTTCACCTGCTGAATGGGTTGTAGAAGTCGCCGCTGCCGGCGTCGCGTTCTTCCGGCAGCGCCATCGGCGTGCCATCGGGGAACCGGGGCTTTGCCATCACCGGGTAGGCGAAGGACAGCACCAGCGAGTCGGCCCGGTTCGGGCTGGGCAGGCCGCGGCGCTTCATGTCCTTCTTCGATTCGATCTGCACCTTGCCGTCCAGGCGCGGCACCGTCTCCGGCGCCTGCAGCTCGTCGCGCAGCTGCGGATCTTCGGGAATCGCCCCGCCCTCCTTCAGCCAGTCGCGTGCGGCCTTCCACATCTGGGCGCGCTTGTTGAGGCAGCCCGGGTCCGTGGACTCGCCCGAGAACCACACCAGCCGCCAGTCGCGCGTCCAAGTGCGGCCGACGGACACGATGCCAGTGCCATAGCCGCCGTCCACGAACACCGCGTCGGCCTGGTGCTCGTCCTCCAGCCGCGCCAGGACCGTGGCGACATGCACGTCGTTGTCGTTCTTCGGCATCGTGAGCAGCACCTGGTAGTGCAAGCCCTGCCGCATACCGAACACCAGCTCGTCGTCGCCTTCCCAGGCCGGATCGAGCGTCAGGATTTTCGGCGCCCAGTTGTACTGCTCCGGGCGCAGATGCCGCCCGTAGGCAGCCGCAACGTCCTTCTCGCTGATGTACTGCCGCGCCGACATCGACGGGAACATGCCCCGCACGCGGATCTTGAAGAAGTCGCTGTCCTCGCCGTGGTCCTCGGCCCACTTGGCGATCTGCGCCTTGTTCGTGCCCGGCACCGTGCGACTGTCCACCTGCCGATGCGACCACCGATGCTTGAACTTCCGGAAGCACTCGCGGAACCGGCCCACGTTGCGGGTCGGGTTCCCGAATGCAGCCCAGATGATCTCGGTCAGGGCGTCGGTCAGGGCGCCCTCGGCGACCTCCCACACCTTGTCGGCGATGGCGGACGCCTCATCGAAGATCAGGATGATCCGCTTGCCGGCGTTGTGCAGGCCGGCGAATGCCTCCGTGTTGTGCTCCGACCACGGCACCGCGTCGATGCGCCAGCTCTGCTCGTGCCCCTTGGCAGTCGAGATCAGGGCCGTGGCCGTGACCGTGAACCAATCCCTCGTCAGGCCCAGCCGGCGCCACTTCCCGACCTCCGGCCAGGTCTTTTTCTCCAGCTGGTTGGCTGTGTTCGCCGTAACCACTCCGCGCGTGTCCTCGAACGTGTCCACCGCCCAGTTGCACAGCCAAGCCACCAGCGCGGACTTGCCGATGCCGTGGCCCGACGCGACCGCCTGCTGGATCACCTCGCCGAGCGATGCCGCCCCGGCACGCAACTTCTTCCCGATCTCGTCCAGGACAGCACGCTGCCAGTCGTACGGGCCTTCACGGTCGGCCAGCTCCGTCCCGGCCTCGCCCCATGGGTAGTTGTAGAGGACGTACCCGAGCGGGTCCTGGGTGAACCCGCCGATGTCCTCTATCAGCAGGTCAACGCTTGCCGGCGCGGTCACGGGCGGCCCGCAGCTTGTCGGCCAAGTTGTCCTGTACGCCGTGATCCAGCGCCAGTCGCTGGCCGTACACCTTCGGCTTCAGCTTCTCCATGCGCCAGCGCTTGTTTGCCAAGACCACATTCGCAGCCTTCGGGTCCAACTGCCCGGCAAGCACCTTTCGCTCGATCACATCCATTTCGGCGTGGTGGAACTCCGCCTGCTCCTCGCGTGCGCGCGCGCACTTGGCGGCGAAACCAGCATCCGCATCGATCCAGCGCTCTACCGTCTTCCGGTCAGGCATTCCCTTGGCCTGGCAGATTTCACGCAGGCTCTTGCCCTCGGCCAGCTGCTCGCAGATGTCGTCCGCCAGCTTCTGGCTGTACTTGCTCGGCCTTGCCATTACTGCGCCTCGGCAGCACACCCGGCAGCGATCACTGCCTTGCGGTCAGCCTGCCACCCAGCCCACAGCCACTCGATCACGGCCGCGTCTTGGTCGGCTGCGCCAACAATTCGCGCCGCGCTGTTGGCGCGCCCTGCGGCACTGGCTTGGACGGCATCTTGGGCAACACCACCGGCGAGGGGTCGGGCCGCAGCACAGGACCACTGTGGGTGCAGCTGCACATCGCCACGGCGCAAAGCAGCAGCGAGATCACGTTCGGCACGGTTCGCATCGTTCACGGCCTTCTGGTAACGGGTATCGGCTTCCGCCCGGCTATGGGCCAGGGCGACGGATGCAGCCTTGGCTTTCTCGGCCACGGCTGCGGTGGCATCGGCCAGCTGCTGCAGCGTCGCCGCGTGCTGCGCGTTCTCGGCCGCGCGCGCCTTGACCTCGGCGGTGTACTCGCCCTTCCAGTGGGAGGCACCCCAGCGGTAGCCCATCACCACCAGCAGGACGGCCAGCAGGGCTACCGCACCCCAGCGGATCAGGTCGGCGTAGGGACGCAGCGGGTCGAGCCGGGCAAAGATGTCGTTGCGCGTCATAGCAGGTCGATCCTCTCCAGCTTCCGCTGGCCTCTCGCCAACAGGTAATGGGTCACGGTGCCGTCAGCGCGGCCGAGGCCAAACACCTCAACGCCCTCCAGCACCAGCGCCCCCTCATTGACCGGCCCGTACTCGCCGGCTTCGATCTCGTCAGCAATGCACCGCAGTTGCTGCGCCACGCTCAGCAGGTTGCCGACCGGCAAGACGTGCAGGTCGGCGGTCATTTCCGCACCCGCGCGCAGATCAGCGCCCCGCGGCCTAACCACTCCACGTACAACCCTTCCCACGGCCACATCGGGGACAAGTCCAGATTCAGGCAATCGCTTGCCGGAATCGGCTCCCAGCGGATGGATGGCAGCCAGCGCATACGCATCAGTCGCTCCCGCCTGCGCGGATCGTGTCGCTGTCCAGGTCGAACGGCGGCGGCTCGATGCCAGATCCGCGCATCAGCCCCTCCAGCCTGTAGATGTGCCGGATCATCCGGCCCTCGCGTGCTTCCAGGGAGCCAACGCGCGCGCCCAGCCGTGCGATCTCGTCCCGCATCAGCTGGATCACGTCCACCTCGGCGCCTTGGCGGGCGTTCTCCACCACCTGCTTCCGCCACCACAGCCCGACACCGCCGGCGCCCAGCACCAGGCCGCCGACGGCCGTTCCGATGGCCTGCCAGTCCACGGCCATCAGCCGAACACCTTCAACGCCGCCGCGTAACGGGCATTCCGGTCTGCGGCGCCGTTCTGGCCGCCGTTGATCCGGGTCGTGATCTTGCGGAAGTCGCAGACGTCAGCCAGGTCGTTGAGGCTGCGCGCTGCCCAGAAGGCACCGGCCGCCAGCGCGCCCCACTTCGGGTCCGCCAGCAGGTCCGGGGACAGCTCGAAGTCCGGCACCTGCCTCCCGGTCTCCCGCAGCGCGTCGCGGATCGCCGCGTAGTTGGCCCGGCCGGTGATCTGGATCGGCCCACGGCCGCGGTAGCGCCAGCCGTCGCCGCTCGCCTCGTCGCCGTTGCCCATGCGGCTGGCGTAGACGTGGTTGGCGATGCGCTCCGGCTTGCGCGCCAGCTGCTCGGCCAGCTCGTGGGTGAAGCGGCTGGGCCATGTGGCCAGCAGCCCGGCGGCCGAGTAGTTCAGGTTCTCCACCACCACCGACAGGCCGGCCGATTCGTGCCCCAGCTGCGCCAGGAACGCGGCGATACGCTTGGGCGTCGTGATCTCGAACGCGCGGCAAGTGTCGCGCAGCGGGGTTTCCCAGCGAGCTGCGGTCGAGGCGGAGCATCCCACCGCCTGCTCAATTTGTCGGGCGGAAGGAAGCATGTCGAGGCTCCGGAAACGAAGAAGCCCCGGCTTGCGGCCAGGGCTTCAGGGACAATTATTGACGGTCGCAGAATTCGACCATTCTGTGACGTCACTGTCAAGCTGCCATCGTGGCCACCCCTCGCAACAGATCGACCCCCTTCCCCAGCTCATAGCGGTACTGCCGAAGCGTAAACGCGCCACCATAGGCTTCGGCCACCATCCGCGCTTTGACGGCCTGGCTGGCGGATACCGTGTACTCCGTGCGCAGGACCATCGCGCGCAGCAGGTTCTGCCGCTCCATGGCCACCAGCGCCGACTCGACCCAACGCAGATTGTCGGGGATGCCTTGGTCGACCGCGATTTCCGCGTTGTCGTGCGGGCGGTCGGCATCGTTGGTCGACCGAATGGGATCCACCGCCCAGGTCGGCAGGATGTGCATGGCGTCGACGCCGCAACGCTGGCCCATGAAGCGCCGCCGGCTGATTCCATCCCGCCCAACCAGATCGCGCAGTGCCCGTTCCTTGGTCCCTGGGGCGAAGTCCCGGGCCTTGTCCAGCACGTGCACGCTGCGGTCGGCATGCGACAGCGCGTAGCGGTTTGCCTGGGCATACCCCCACGCCCGCAGCGCCCGCACAGTTGGGTCTTCATTGCGCATCGCGCAGTTCCTCCATCACTTCGTCGTCCAGCCGGAACGCCGGCAGCTTTCCGTCGATCGCGCACGCGCCCTGCCGGTCTGGCTGGCGCCGACAGTGGAACGTCCCGTCGCTCAGCTCACGGAACTGGCACACCGAGCAGAGCCCTTGGCGCCGGACCCGGGCGCGGTAGCGCTTCCACATGCGGGCCGTTGCGTCGGTCAAGCGGCAACTCCGTCCAGTAGCGAGGGCGCCGCGGCGAGGAACTCGATCTCGACTTCGACCCGTGCACCCTTCTCGTCCGGCTCCATCCGCTCCAGCACGATACGGCGGTGCTTCTTGTCGTCGACCCAGGCCACGCCGTTCAGGGCATCGGATAGGACCTTCTCGCAGTTGCCCAGGTCGATGCACTGGACGGTGTCGTCCCACGTCTCCGGGTCGCGGCGCGCGCGGCGTGCCCAGTCCTGCGGCCGGTTCGGGTACAGGCGAATGGTCAGCGCCGTGCGGCCCGGGTGCGGCTGGCGGATGCCGGCTGCCTTGGCCATGTGCGCCACCACCGCCTTGTAGTCCTTGGCCTCCTTGGACAGGAACACTGCCGCCCGGCCCTTGATGGTGCCGTGGCGCCAGTAGCGGTTGGCGCTGGGCGGGTACGGCAGGGTCAGGGGGATCAGGCTGCCCATGGGCGGCTCTCCTTCGTGTGCTTCTCGATCAGGGTGTTCTGGAGGTCCAGCAGGTAGTCGTCGCTGCCGATCTCCTGCCGGAACCTGCGTGGCTGCTTCGCGTAGGACGGCCCGAACAGGCGTTCGCAGGTCTCGGCTGACATGCCGCCGAACGGTTCGCCGCGGTGGCTCCACGGGTTCAGGCCCACGGTGAAGTCGTGGCCGCGCCGCTTGGCGCCGTGCTTGCCGCCGACGGTCAGGTGGTGCACCTCGCACGGCACGTACCCGAGGCCCAGGCGGTGCGCCACGATGCAGCCGATCTCGCGCATGGCGTCCATACGCTGCTGCTGGGCGACAGTAGGGTTGCCAGTGGAACGTCCGCGCTTCATGCCACCACCTCGCCTTCGCGGCTGTGCCACTCGTCGCAGACGGCCTTGTGGGTCGTGGGGAAGTCGCCGAAGGTGCAGCGCTCAATGGCCGCGTGCGGCATCGCCGGTCGCCGCTGGAACCGCCGCTGGAAGTACACGCAGGTGAAGCACCGGGGCGGGTCGCGGTCGTAGCCCTGCTGCTGGCGGTTCTTCGCCTGCTTCAACGTGATCTTGCTCATGCCACCCTCCGCGGCTGCTCGCCGTAGTCCCGATACCGCGGCTCGTTGAGCCGCACGCCGTTCTCCACGGCCCAGGCCTGCGCGAAGGTGATCAGGTCCGCCATGTCGCCCACGGACATGGTCCGGGTCTGCACGGCCAGGTTCACCACGCTCGCGCCGTCCAGTGATGGCACGATGTCGCCCTGCTGCCGGCTCTCGGTGCGCGCCCAGGCGTCGACCAGCAGGCGCTTCCAGCCCTCCTTGTCGATCCAGCGGCCGGCCCACTGCCGCTGCTGGGCGATGTCCTCGCAGATGGCGTGGAGCATCGCGTTCTGCTCCAGGCTGCGAGTGGACTTGCACTCCTTGACCTCGACGCGGACGGCCCGGCCAAGCTCCAGGTACTGGCAGGCAAAGCGCCAGGCCGCGGCCATGCGGTCCCGGGCGTTCTCGGCCCGAAGGATGAAGGTACTCATTGGTCACCTGCCCTTGCCGCAGCGGCCGTGGTCTTCATCCGACCGAAGCCGGCCGCCTTCGCGGGCTTGTCGGGGGTAGTGGCGATGGGCGCCGGCTGCCAGTACTCCGGCAGGTTCGAGAACCGGAACTGCTCGGGCTGGTACAGCACACGCACGTCGCCGGACGGGCCATTGCGCTGGATGCCCACGATCAGCTCGGCCGTGCCGCGGTAGCGGGTGTGCCGGTCGTAGATCTCGTCGCGGTAGATGAACACCACCGCGTCGGCGTCCTGCTCGATGGAGCCGGAGTCGCGCAGATCCGAGACGATGGGGCGCTTGTCAGGCCGCTTCTCCAGGTCGCGGTTGAGCTGGGATAGCAGCAGCACCGGCACCTTCAGTTCGGCCGCCATCAGCTTCAGCGCCCGGGTGATCTCGCCGATGCCGGCGGCACGGTTGTCCCCCACCACGGTCATCAGCTGCAGGTAGTCGATCACCACCAGGCCCAGCGGGTTGCGGGCATGCTGCCGGCGCACCTGCGCAACCACATGCTCCACGCGGGCATTGCGCGGCCGGCTCACGAAGATGGCGGCCTCGCGCAGACGCTTCATCGCGCGGGTGACGTTGCTCCAGTCGTTGTCGTCCAGCTCGCCCGATCGGATCCGCTGGCCGTCGATCCCGCCGATACTCGCCAGCATGCGGTCGCCCAGTTCCTCAGGCTGCATCTCGAAGCTGAAAACCGCCACGGCCTTGTGTTGCTGCAGCGCCACCCACTCGGCGATGTTCTGCGCCAGCGTGGTCTTGCCCATCTTCGGGCGCGCTGCCAGGACGTACAGCCCACCCGGCTGCAGGCCGCCCAGCAGTGCGTCAAGGTCCGTGATTCCGGTGGACAGCCCATGCACCTGGGTGCCGGCGGTGGCGCGCTCTGACAGGCGGTCGTAGACCCGCTGCATCACCGGTGCGACCGACTCCAGCTCGCACGGCTCGCTGTCCAGCAACCCACCGATGCGGCTCTGGGCCTCGCCCACCAGCTCCACGCTGCTGCGGCCGTCCGGGGCGAAGCCGTCGTTCACCATGGCCGTGCCGACCTCGATCAGCTGCCGCAGCCGGGCCTTGTCGGCCACGATCTCGGCATAGGCCCGAATGTTCGCCGCCGACGGCGTGGTGCTGGCCAGCTCCAGCAGGTAGGCACCCTCGCCCACCTGGTCGAGCTTGCCGCGGGACTCGAACCACTCGCCGATGGTCACCGCGTCGAAGGGCTGTTCCTTGGCCGCCAGTTCGGCGATGGCCCGGAAAATCAGCTGGTGGTCGCGGCGGTAGAAGTCCTCGGCCGTCACCACGTCCGCCACGTTCCACCAGGCCCGCGCCACCAGCATCAGCCCGCCCAGCACGGCCTGCTCAGCGTCGATGCTGTGCGGGGGAACACGGGCGCCCTGCGGTGCCGCGGAATCCTTGGCGCTGCCGTACAGAGCCGCCAGCCGTTCCATCTCGCCCTGGGTGTCGATCGGTGCGCTCATGCCGCATCCCCCAGCGCGGTCACGGCCTGGTCCATGATCTGCGCGAAGCGGTCCTCGGCCAGCAGCACGTCCAGGTTCTGCTTCCACCGCGGGTTGTTCGGGTTCGGCACGTCGCCGCGCAGCCACGGGTCAGCGGCGCACTGCTCGAAGTAGGCCTGCCAGAAGGCCGTGGCGTCGTACTCCCAGCCCAACTGCCGGCACAGCTGGCGGGCGAGCTTGTCCGCGGCCAGCACCCGCCGCTGGCGCTTCGGGTTCAGCACCACGATGCGCTGGCAGCTCGGCAGCAGCTGGTGGTAGGCAGCCAGGACGATCTCGGCAGTCCTGCCGCCAGGGTGCGAATGCACGGTTGCGGCTTGCGGGGTGTCCGGCAGCAGGTCGACGGCGTCGGCCGGCGGCTGCGAATCCGAACGTAGTGAGGATTGCTCTTCTCCCTTCCCATCCTCTCCACTCCACTCCGGGGGTGAGGCCTCGACGAGCGCTCGCCGAGCATCAGCACAGAAAGGCGGATGCTTGTACGTCGGCTTGTCGATTTTCTGGTGCTTCTTCCAACCAGTGACGTGCAGGAATTCCTTGGAATCGCTGGTATAGAAGGCGATCAGGCCATTCGACGAAAGCTCGTCGAGCAGTACCTGAACATCTACCGAGGAAATGTCGTCACCGGGGAAGATCTCAGCCTTGATCGTCTTGGCACTGGCCACGTGGTTGCCGGCGTCGTCGCAGAAATTCCACAGGCCGATGAACATCAGACGAGCCATCGGCGAGCATTCCATCACCTGCTCGCTCGACCAGAACTCCGGCTTCACGGATCGAATCCTGGCCATCACGCACCCCGCAGCAGCTGCAGGCAGCCGGCGATGTGCCAGCGCTGCTGGACCAGCCAGATGGCCCTTTCCAGTGGATCGGTCATGTACTTCATGCGGCCGTCCTCATCAGCGCGGCCAGGCGCTGCACGTCGCTGACGCCGTCCAGGGCGCGCTGCAGATCCAGGTACTGCCGCAGGAGGTTGCTGCCGGTGGCGGCGCACAGCGGGCCGATCAGGCGGTGTGGGATCGGCGCGGAGCCGGTCTGCATCCGCGACACGTAGCTGCGGCTGCGCCCGATGCAGGCCGCCACGTAGTCCAGCTTGTGCCCGCCGGCAGCGATGGACACCGCCAGCGCCTGGGCCTCGCTTTCGATCTGCCGAACGACCTTGGCCGGGGCGTCGGCGGGCGCCTTGTGCATCCCGAACGCGAGCGGCAAAGGCCTTTGGTTGCAGGAGGTTTCATGAAGTTTCATAGCGTTTAACTCCGCCTCGGGGCGAAATAAAGGCCCAGCCCCGAGGGACCGAGCCGCGTGGATTCAGTGGAGAAGTGCCCGCAGAACGTCGTAGTGCTGCAGCGCATGTGCGGCCGGCTCTACGCCATCAGCCGCCGCGGTGATCGGGTGTCCGTGCGCTTCATCCCGAAGCGCGAACGGCAGCACCCCGCCCGGCCCGGCGTCGTTGTGCCGTTCCCGGGGAGCCGCTGAGTGGTCAGGGAGATGGGCGCCCGTCTGCCGGTAGGATTGAGGGTGCTTAGGAACCCAACCGCTACCGGAGACGGACATTGTTTGAGCCAAAAGCAACCCGCAAAGAACTGCGCGAGTCCAACGAGACCATCGGGAAATCAGCAATCGCCCTTTCGGCGCTCGTCGGTCAGATGTTCGCGGCTGCAGCAAAGCAGACCGGCATGGACCTTCGACGCCTGGAGGCCGACTTCCGCGAGATTTCTGGACAGGAACAGCAGGACCAGCTTCATTCGCTCTTTGCGGAAGTGCTCGCGAAGGAACTCCAGCTCGAAGCAAAGCGAGCCGAACTTCAGTCTCTGCGAGACGCATACGAAGCGCCCGAATGAGCACTGACGTGGCCATATCAGGCTGCGGCCTCGGACTTCGGCGGACGCGCGCCCGTCGAGTACAGGTGGTGAAGCTGCACGGCGGCCATGCCGCCCGGCTCCTTCGTCCGGCCCTGCTTGATCTCGCTCACGGTCTGCGGAGATTTCCCGATGGCACGGGCGATCTCGGTCAGAGACCAGCCACGAGCCTCGAGCGCCTTGATTCGGTCTGCCCAGGTCATGTCCATGCGCGGAAGCCTACGGTATTCCGTTATGACTAGTCAACGGCATTCCGTTACGGCGTTCCGTTTCAATCCCGACATGGAAACAATCGGCTCCCGAATCCGCGCAGAGCGCGAAACCCAAGGCATCAGTAGGGCTGAGTTGGCCCGCTCGGCGGGTATTGCGCCGACAACCCTTTCAGACCTGGAATTGGGCCTGTCCAAGTCCACCACGGCCCTTCACAAGATCGCTCGCCGCCTCGGCGTGAGGCCAGAATGGATCGAGACTGGGAAAGGAGCGAAGGAAGCTCCAGCAGGCCATGGCGACGACGACTGGTCCGACATCCTCGGTTACTCACAGGCGATGGGCTTGGGCGGCGGACCTGAAGCCATGGAGTACGCAGAGACCCACAGCCTGAAGTTCCGCGCCGACTCCCTCGCCCGCAAGCGGCTGAACCCGAAGAAGCTGGCCGTGATGTACGGCCGCGGCGACAGCATGGAGCCGCGCGTGCTGTCCGGCGATGCCATTCTGTTCGACATGAGCGATACGCGGCCGCGCGATGGCGCGCTGTTCGTGATCATGGTCGACGGCGGCGGCGCGGCGAAGGAATACCAGGTAAAGCGATGCGAGATCATCGACGACCTGGTGTTCTTCAAGGCCGACAACCCCGGCGGCGACCACAACTGGAAGAAGCCCCGGCGCATGGATAGCCCGCGGCACCCCATAGAGATCATCGGCCGTGTGCGCTGGATTGGGAGTTGGGAAGGATGAACACCATAGCAAGCAGGCTTGGGGCGGTAATTTTCTTCGCTGGAACACTCGTTACTCTAGGGACGGGATGTGCCATAGCGGTCAGGGCATGGAATTCACCTCCACCACCGCGGCCAGAATTCATAGCCGCATGGAAGGAGAGAGAGAAGGAATGGTCCCGAGAGTTCTGGCTCGCGGTAGCCGAGAATCGGCCGCGTCCACAAAGGGAAACACCAGCGGGAATGGCGCCCGCAGATCTGGATGCCAGATGGGAATTCGGACCGCACGTTGCAACGGTGGCAGACGCCATCCTCTACGCCGCCGGGGACCCTGAAACAGTCAGCGAAATCTGGTTTCGGCGAGGGCTCATCGCTGCTCTGGCGGGCCTATTCTTGTGGCTTGTTTACGAAAGGACCCTCGGCCAGCTAGGCCGTTGGGTGATCACCGGGAAGGCCCGCTAAGTTAGTGAACAGGCGGCCTCGGAAAGGTCAACCGCCTGCTCTCTCGACCCCGCCCGGGCTACCCGGGCAGATTTTTCCCATCAACCTACGGAATACCGTTGACAACATGGAACGGAATACCGTAGATTGGCCCCGAACCGGCCCACCCGGGCCGAACGGGGTCAGACATGCAGGCGACCAACACCACCAACCGCACGTACCTGTGCCCGGCCTGCGAAGGCTGGGGCCAGCGCGACGAAAGCTCTCCGAACGACCCGCAGTGCGAGAACCTTTCGGACTGCACCGAATGCGCCGGCACCGGCGTTGTGCGCGCGACCTACGTGGAAGCCGACGACCAGGGCCTGCGCCCGTGGACCGGTGACCGTGGGCTGACCATCGCCGGCCAACGCGCCGCCGCGCGCCGCGACGATCCGCTGCTAGTGATTTCGCGGACGCGCAAGTCCAGCCCCTTCTACTACGGCCACGCCTGCCGGGCTGCGTTCGCCCCGGTGCTGGAAACGCTGGCTGCTGCGGAGCGCGAGATTTCGGCGCGTCCGCTGCGCGAAGCATGGGCGCGGATCGGCTGGGGGGCTGCGGCATGAGCGCCTGGACGAAGCCCTACCACGGCGTGCAGCACCTCAACGGCCTGCGTTCCGGATTCCAGATCACCGTCAACGACCGCGACGGCTTCGCCGAATGCCTGGTGTTCCTGCCTGGGCATGGGTTCAACGCGAAGTCCACCCAGCATGCTGACGCTGCCGAGGCCCGAGCCCACGGCGAGAAGCAGGCTGCCGAACTGGAGGCCCTGGCATGAGCGCCCTGAAGTTCGACGTGCTGGACCTGATCCGCGAGCCGGACAACTACACGAGCGGGGAGCGGGTGCAAGCGGCGGAAGCGATTGCAGAACTCATTGAGCAGGCGCAAGCAACCGTTGATGACCACGACGCCGGCGCCATCTGGGGCTGCCAGATTGAATGCCTCCGAGCCGCTGCCGCCCGCTTCGGAGGTGCCGAGTGAGCGCGCACAAGCACACGCCGGGGCCGTGGCACGCCGACGTGGATGACCTTGATCCCTCTGGCTTCATCATCACCAGCCAGCAACGTCCATACGTCGCCACTGTACACACAGGGAAGCACAATACCTGCGAAGCCAACGCCCGCCTGATCGCCGCCGCGCCGGATAGCCACGAAGCGAACGTCATGTTCGTGCAGTCGATGGACCGCTTCTGCGGCATCAAACCCGATTGGGACGACGACTGCATCTATGACGAGCTTCCGTCGTCCGAACTGGCGCACGCCTACTTTGCCGCCCGCGCCGCTATCGCCAAGGCCACGGGAGAGCAGGCATGAGCATCGAGCAGGCCGTAACCGCCGCGGCGAAGCAGACCGCGCGCGACATGGTCGTCATCGCTGTGCTGGCGTTTCTGGCTGGCTTCGGTGCGGCAACGCTTCTGGGGGCGCTGTCGTGATCGCCCTGGCCATGACGATGATCGGCCCGGCGCTGGGCGGCGCGCTGATCCTGCACCTGTGGCAGACCAGGCCGCCGAAGCCCCGGCCGCCGATGGCCGTGTACCGCCGCCGCAGGCAGGTGCAACCGTGATCCGGCTCGCCCTCTACACCGCGGCGCTGGTGTTCTTCGCCGACATGCTCCGCCGCGCCGTGATCGTGCGCGCCGACACCCTTGTGCTGCCGCTGGCCCTCCTGTGCCTCTGGCTGCTGGTGCTGATCGTCCGCGCCTGCCGCCGGGAGCATCGCCGGCTCAACCGCCGCCGCACCGACTTCATCCGCCCGCGCAGCTTCCCCGCCCAGCGCAAGCGCGACACCCGCTGATCCCCGCCGGCGTGGCCGGCCCTACGGAGGCAACACCCATGTTCCAACTGGAAAAGCACGATTCGGCCATTGCCAACGTCAACCAGCGCATCGAGCGCCATGGCGAGGAACGCGAGCTGGCAGCCGACATCAAGTTCACCACCAGCGCCGGCAACACCCTGCTGTACAGCATCGAGAAGGGCCTGAAGGAAGCCCTGTTCCGTAAGCCCGGCAAGGGCGAGCAGCAGGACCTGCCCATCGGCGATACGCCCCTGTCGGCCGTGAAGTTCCCCAGCCTGGAGCCGCTGAAGCTAGCCCATGAGTTCCTGGGCTACGAGCTGCAGATCGACGGCCTGCTGGAAGGCGTGGAGCCCATCGTCCTGGTCGACGTGAAGCTGAAGCGCTTCGTGATCGAGCCCAAGGAAGGCGGCAGCGTCGGCCTGTCGTTCACCGCGTCGGCCAACGTCACGCCCGACGAGCTGGCCGAGCTGTCCGAAGCGCTGATCCGCGAGGACGTGCTGCTGACCCTGACCCCGCCGAAGGCTGCTGCCCAGCAGACCGACCTGGCCGCCTGATCCCCCTGCCCTGCGCACTCCCCAGCGCAGGGCGCACCGCGGAACTGGCCTCCCCTCCAGTTCCGCACCCGCGCCGGCCGGGCAATGCCGGCACCTACACCACGCGCAGGGCTCGACCGCGCCCACCGTGGCCCCGGGTTGACGGGGCACCTCATACCCACCGCGCCGGCACCGCCGGCCGCCATCCGCGAAGGAACTGCCATGTCCGAATCCCTGATTCCCCTGGAATCCGTCAACGCCATCGAAGTGTTCACCGGTGGAAAGCTCGATGACCTGCTGGCGCGCATTCGCGCTGAGGCGGTGACGCTGGTTCCCGACCTCAGCACCGTTGCCAGCCGCAAGGAAATCGCGTCGGTCTCCTACAAGGTTGCGCGCTCGAAGATCGCCATCGACGACGCCGGCAAGGCGCTGGTGGCCGAACTGAAGAAGCAGACCGGCGAGATCGATGCAGCACGCAAGAAGGCACGCGACACCCTGGACGCGCTGCGCGACGAAGTGCGTAAGCCGCTGACCGACTGGGAAGCCGAGCAGGAGCGCATCGAGCAGGAGCGTAAGGACGCCGAAGAGCGTGCCCGCGCTGAAGCCGAGGCCGCCCGCTTGGCCGAGATAGCTCGTAAGGAAGAAGAGATCCGTGCCCGCGAGGATGCCGTGCGCGCCGCCGAGGAAGCTGAGCGGCAGCGTGTCGCCGCAGAACAGGCCGAACGTGACCGCGTGGAGCGCGAGACTCGACTCCAGGCCGAAGCCGCCGAGAAGGCAAAGCGCGAAGCGGCCGAGGCGGTGGAACGCGCTGAACGCGAAGCCCGCGAAGCGAACGAGCGCGCAGCCCGTGAGGCCGCCGAGGCCGAGAAGCGCGCGAAGGATGCGGCGGAACGCGCGGAGCGCGAAAAGGCAGAAGCAGTTGCCGCTGCCGAACGCCGCGCCCAGGAAGAAGCCGACCGTGCAGAACGCGAGCGGCAGGCCGCCGCCGAAGCGCAGCGCAAGGCTGAAGAAGCCCGCGCCGCTGACGTGGAACACCGCCGGACCATCAACCGCGCCGCCGTCGCCGCGCTGGTTTCTGCGGGCCTGTCCGAAGAGGCAGCCGCTACCGCCATCACCGCAATCGTGCAGGGCAAGGTCCCGGCCGTGGCTATCAGCTACTGAGGTATTCATGAACCAGATGACCACCCGCGCCAATGGCGGCGCGCTGATCGCCGGCGAGCAGGCAGAGGCCATTCGCCGGGCTATGAAGTCCAGCCTGTACCCCGGTGCCAGCGACGACTCCATCGAAATGGTGTTGAGCTACTGCCAGGCCACTGGGCTGGATCCGATGACAAAGCCAGTCCACATCGTGCCCATGCGCGTGAAGATCGGTGAGAACCCGGACGGCAGCCCGAAGATGGGAATGCGCGACGTGATCATGCCTGGCATCGGGAAGTACCGCATCGACGCAGCGCGCACGGGGCAGTACGCCGGCTGCAGTGAGCCGGAGTTTGGCCCGCTGCGCACGATGGAAAGCATGCGCGAGGTCTGGAGCGACGGCCCGAACAATCGCCGTCAGAAGACCCTCCAGCCGTTCTCGTTCGAGTACCCGGAATGGTGCCGGGTCACCGTGCGCAAGCTGCTCGGCAATCAGCTCGTGGAATTTTCCGCGAAGGAATACTGGCTGGAGAACTACGCATCCAAGGCTGATGGAACCCCGAATGCCATGTGGGAGAAGCGTGCTTTCGGGCAACTGGCAAAGTGCGCCGAGGCCCAAGCGCTGCGCAAGGCATTCCCCGAAGCCGTCGGCTCGCAGCCCACTGCGGAGGAAATGGAAGGCAAGGAAATCATCGAAGGCGAGACGATCCGTGCGGAGCGCCGCCCTGCTGCTGCCGGCGCCATTACCCGCCAAGCACCGGCCGAGCCGGAGGACACCGAAGAGCGTCGCAAGCTGTACGCCAGCCTGCAGGCCTTCGCCGAAGCCGGCCTGAGTGAGTACCAGGGTGCATGGGGCAGATTGTCCAAGGAACAGCGCGCCATGATAGGCACCAGCGGCCATGAGTCGCTGAAGACCATCGCCATGAACGCAGGCGCTGAGGATGTTGCCGATGACTCCGCGGCTGCCGAAGAGGTGCCGCTGTGATCCTCGTCAACTGCGAACAAGGCAGCGAGGCATGGTACCGCGCCCGCGCCGGAATTATCACCGCCAGCATGTTCGCCACGGCACGCACGCGGGTCGGTGAGCTGGACGACCGCCAGAAGGCCTACGTCGACGCGATCCTGTCCGGCAAGTCCGAGAAGGACGCCATGGCGCTTGCCGGCTACAAGGCTGTGCCACGCTCGGCCATCATCGAGCGCGCCATCGCTGGCGAACCGATCGGCGACTTCAGCGAGGTCGCAAAGAATTACGCCTTCCGCCTGGCAATCGAACGCATCAGCGGAGAGCCGCTGGATGAGGGCTTCGAGACCTTCGCCATGCGCCGTGGCCACGAGCTGGAGCCGGCAGCCCGCGCCGAGCATGAGGTGCAGTCGGGCCTGATCGTCCAGCGAGCCGGTTTCGTCCTGAGCGACGACGGCGCCTATGGCTGCTCGGCCGATGGCTTCATCGGCGAGGACGGCGGGTCCGAATACAAGTGCTTCATCAACCCCGAAAAGCTGCGCGCCTTCCACATCGACAACGATGCGAGCGAGGTGTTCGAGCAGGCCCAGGGCTGCATGTGGCTGACCGGCCGGAAGTGGTGGCACATCGGCCTGTACTGCCCCGCCCTGGCACCGGTCGGCCGGCAGCTGTGGTGGCGTCCGTTCCAGCGGGATGACGCCTACATCGAGAAGCTGAAGCACGACCTGGCCAGCTTCAAGGCGCTTGTCGACGGCTTCGAGCAGCAGCTGAAGCAGGAGGCCGCCTGATGGGCACCGTCACCTTCCAACCCGAAGAGAGCCGCTCCGGATCGCGCCGCGGCGGTGCCGCCCGGGCTGCGCTGTACGCGCACGTGGTCGAGGGACAGCTCTGCACCACAGCCCAGATTGCGCGCCGGCTGGGCATCTCGCCTGACGCCGCATACCAACGGATCAAGAAGCGCCCGCACCCGCTGACGTGGGATTCCCTGGCCACGAAGTGGAGGAAGGCAGCATGAGCCGCCACTTCACCCGCCGCGCCCCGAAGCGCAATGAAGGCCTCAGCTGGGGCCGCTTCCCGACCGACGACGGATCCGCGGTGACCTACCGCCTGTTCCGGCGCGACCACCGAGGCGCGCTGCATATGGAAGCCCGGACCTTCTTCACCACCGCCGATCCCACCTACATCGCCAAGGTCCTGCGCCACGCCAAGCGCCAGCTGCGTGACCGCGTGGACGAGATCGACCTGGCCGCCATGGAGAAAGCCGCATGAACGCACACAACGAGCAGCACGATCCGGCCTGCATTGCCGCCTACGAGCAGCTGTTCCAAGCAGACTCGCGCGACCCGAGCCAGACCGAACGCCTTGCGGTATGGGCCAGGTCCTGGAACGCCGCTCGGGCGGCCTGGTCCTCACCAGTAGTCAAGCAAAACTTGACTACTCAGCCCGCCGCAGCGCAGGAGGCGGTGGCGTGGCAGGTCGATGATGAGTTCTACCCTTCAGAGTCGCTGGCAATCGAAGCGATTCAGCAGTGGGGTCCATCTGGCGCTATTGCCATCCCGCTCTACGCAGCCGCCCCCGTCACGGCAGCGCCGGCCGACCACCTGCACGCGCATCTGCTGCACATGCTTGGCGCAAAGGACCACGAGGACGCCGGCCGGATCATCGGCGAGCTGCACGCTGCAACGATGCGCAACCCCGCAGCGCCTGGGATCGACATGGGAGTGCCTGGTGCCACGCTGACGATCGACGGCAAAACGTTCACCGTCGATGAGGTCCGCGCCGCGCTGATCGACGCCAGCCCCAATGGCGCGCTGAACGAACAGTTCGGAAGCGCCGAAGGGTTGGACAGCCCCAAGGGCGGCAGCGAGGCGCGGGATGATGCGCTGAACACGCTGGCCCGAATGTTCCACAACGGCGAGGAAATGGAAGGCCCGGACGGCATGGCCGTTTCCGTTGATCTTGCGCTGTGGCACGAAGCATCCGAAGCGCTTGACATGCTGATCGGCGACGACGACGAAGAGGCGCAGGCCGGCGATGCGGAGGTGCAGCCGTGAGCCAGGTCATCATCTTCCCGCGCGGGCAACTGACCGAACTGGACCGCGCGCGCATGGACGAGGTTGGCATCGTCGCCGTCGAGGCCGACAACCCGGAGCAGGTCGTCATCACCGCACCCGGCGTACCACTTGCCGGCGCTGATGACCTGATGCTGTCCGCCCTCCATGCCGTTGTGGAGTGCGGATTCAGCTCAGCGGCTACGGAGTTCGCCAAGGAACTGCGCCGGCGGCTGACGACGCGCGAGACGCAGGCCAACAGCCACGGCGCGGGGGTGGAGTGATGGAGTACGAGATCATCAATCCATCCGATCCCTACCGCATGACCGCCGACAGGCTGGATGTAGCCGCCGTAGCGGTCTGCTTCCTTGGCGATGGCAAGTACGCAGCCAAGCCACGAGGCGAAGGCGAGGAAGTGCCGATGTTCCTTTTCGCCAGCCCGGATTCTTGGTTCATCGAGCGGTTCGCTATGAGCTATGCCGACACGGCCAACACCATCATCGAGCATCGCGGCGAGGAATTGGCCCGCGTATTTGACTCGGTGACGCTGGAGCGTGCCGAGCGAAGCAGCCTCAACGATATCGGCGCCCGTGCCAAGGCTCTCGCACAGGCAGTGAGGCGAAAGGTGTCCGAGCTGGGCAAGGCGGTGCGCCATGGCTGACCTGATGCAGCAGGCCCGAGAGCTGGTCGAGAAGCTGGATTCCGCAGCGGCGTCGTGGCCGACCGTCTACGCCAGCGACCGCGAGATCATCTCCCTGCTGCTCGCCGCCGCTACCACCCTGGAATCTCTGCGCGAAGCCGCCCTGCGCGCCGCGCCGGAGTGGCAGCCCATCGATACTGCGCCGGAAGGCAGGCTGGTGGTCGTCGGCTGGCTGGATTCCGAAGACTCGCACTACCCAGAGAACTACGAGTTCGACTATCTGGAGGACGGGCTCTGGGTGAAGCACGAAGATTGCGTCGAGCATGCCGATGCAGTCGCCCCGCCCGGCAGCAAGTTGCCGAAGGAACAGCCGCCGTACCAGTGGTGGATGGACCTGCCTGCATTCCCCGCCGCCCGCCCGCAGGGGGTGAAGGATGGCCGGTGATATGCCAATCGGACTGTGCGCCGTGTGCGACGAGCCGCTGGACCTGAGCGATGCAGGCATCTGCAAGACCTGTGGCCAAGGCTTCTGCTGGTCTGGTTGCGGTGGGTGGTATGGCGGCGAACATGCCTGCCACAAATGCGCGCCGGAATTGGTAGAGGAGATCGGCTGCCCGCTGTGCGGCGAGCCATGGTGCGACGCGGACTGCGGAGAGGAAGCGGACAGCCCGCAGGAGGCGAGCGATGCGTGACTTCGCCGAGATCCAGCACCATGCCCGGCAGCTGGCAGGCATGTCTGGCGTCGACCTGGAGCGCGCGCCACCGCGCACCTGCCGCCTGTGGGAGGCCCGCGCGCTCGCCATGTTCCACCTGGCCGCCGGCGACAAGGCCGAGGCCCACAAGGTCATGGCGCCGTTCAAGCGCCCCAACCTGCAACGCAATGGAGGTAGCCGACATGGCTGACGGAATCACCCTCTCTCGGTCCGAGATGGCCGGCCTTTGCCGCACGCCGCAGCGGGCGCGCCAGGTCGCCTTCCTCGTGAAAAACGGCATCCGGCACTACCTGGACGCCCACGGCTGGCCGGTGGTGCTGCGCTCCACGCTGGAAGGCCTGCCTGCCCAGGAGCAGGCGGCAACCGGCTGGAAACCGAACAAGGCGGCGTGAGGATGGGCAGGAAGCCGAGCAAGCCGGGCGCCATCCCCCGCCTGCGCCTTCGCAAGCGCGGAGACACGGTCTACTACTTCTACGACCATGGCGGCACGCCGCGGCGCGAGGAATCGCTGGGTCGGGACTACGGGCTGGCGATCAAGCGCTGGGCAGAGATCGAGCGCGAGACGCACACCGCGGCGGCGCCGAAGATCATGTTCCGCTGGGTGTGCGAGCGCTACATCGCGGAGGTGGCCAGCCGGAAGGCGTCGCGCACCTTCGCCGACAACCAGCGGGAAGCCGCAAAGCTGCTCGAATTCTTCGATGACCCGCCGGCGCCGCTGGAGTCCATCCAGCCCGTCAACGTGCGTCAGTACATGACCTGGCGCACGAAGGGCGGCATCGGCCACGTGCGGGCCAATCGTGAAAAGGCGCTCCTGTCCCACATGTGGAACTTCGCCCGGGACCGCGGCTACACGGCCCTGCCCAACCCATGCGCGGGCATCAAGGGGTTCAAGGAGACCGGGCGCGACGTGTACATCGAGGACGCCCAGTACCAGGCTGTGTGGAGCGCCGGCGATGCCTGCCTGCGCGATGCCATGGACCTCGCATACCTGACCGGTCAGCGGCCGGCGGACGTGCTGGGGCTGTCGGAGATGGACGTGCGGGATGGCGCCGTCCACCTGCGCCAGAGCAAGACTTCGAAGAAGCTGCGCGTGGAGATCAGCGTCGAGCTGGGCGCGCTGCTGGAGCGCATCAGGGAGCGGAAGCGCGGCTATGCCGTCCACAGCACGCGCCTGGTGGTCAACGAACACGGCCGGTCCGTGACCGTGGATGCCATGTCCAGGCGCTGGGCCAAGGCATGCGCCATCGCCAAGGTCACCGGGATCCAGTTCCGCGACCTCCGCGCCAAGGCCGGCACCGACAAGACCGACTCGGCCGGAGACATCCGCCAGGCGCAGCGCCAACTCGGCCACACGTCGGTGGTGATGACCGAGCACTACGTGCGCAACCGCCGCGGCGCGAAGGTCACCCCGACACGATGA